ATAAGTTTCATAAGTATTATCCTGATTTTTTCTTTAAAATGAAAAAAGGAGACAAGACAGAAGAATATGTAGTAGAAATAAAACCTAAGGCTCAATTACAAAAACCTAAGGAACCAAAAAGAAAAACTGCAAAGGCATTAAAGAATTTTAAATATGCCTATGAATCGTATGTTAGAAATTTGTGTAAACAAAACGCATTAAATAAAATGGCAAAAGAAAGAAATTGTAAAGTAATGCTATTAACTGAAGACTCAAAATTATTCTAATGGCATTAATAGGAACATTCACAGAAGACTTAGAAATTTACCTTACTGAAAATAAAGGTAGAAATCGTGCATCTAAAAAATCACAAATAGATATACCTCGAATTTCTGCAAAGGCTGATGGTGTTTTAAATCCTGGTCAAATGTATAGTTTTTATTATTATACTAAAGATGAGGCTTTTTATGACTCACACCCGCTAGTTATAGGTTTAGGAGAATCTGATAATGGGCATCAGTTAGGTATTAATTTACATTATATGCCGTATGAAGCAAGAATACCTTTTTTAACTGAATTGACAGTTTCTTTAAAAAGCCAAATTGCTGGTTTACTTAAAGGTAGTGCATTAGGTAATCCTAAAGCCCAGGCACCTATTACTGCATTTAGGTGGGAATTTGTAAAAAGAGCATTTGGTAGAAAATATAATTTAACTTACTGTACAAGGCAGTATATAATAAAGAAAATGAAAAACCCTTATGTCTTAGGATATGAGGATTGGCATGTTGGCGCAGTTAATAATGAAAGTGATTTTTATGGTGGAAATATAAACGAGGCACAATCATTATACTACAAGAATATATAAAATAATAAAAAATAAGAATATGGCAGGTTTTACAGATAGAAGAGGTCCTTTAAGTACAGGGAACCCAGTACGAAAGCTTCTTAAAGATCTTTCTAATTTAGGAATGGCTTATGATGATATGATCATTCGTAATTCTAGAGCAGTAGGTTTTACTGAAAATCAAATGGGTTATTCATTTAATCCTATGGGTTCAGATGGTGATGATATGTATGGTGCATTTGCTGCGCTATCATTGACTGATACTAACATGAAGAAAAATATTGCATTTTTCGACCAAGACTACACCAGAAAAAGAGACCAACTTAGAACCTTTGCAGTACAAGATGAAATAGAGGATATCTTAGATGTATTAACTGATGAAGCAATTGTATTTGATGAATCTAATTACATGGCTTATGCAGACTTTAATGGTCATATTGGAGAATCAATTGAAGAAGAGATTGCTGATGTATATAATAATATCTATAATTACTTCGGATTTAATGATTCAGTTGCTCCATGGAATTATTTTAGAAAATGGCTAATCGATGGATATCTTGCATTTGAAATAGTTTATAATGATAAGCAAACCGAGATTATTGGTTTTAAAGAATTAGATCCTATATCATTAATGCCAGGTATTGATACTGATGATGGTAAAAAAGTTTGGATTCAATATAAAGGCGAAGGGGCAAAGGAGAGAACATTATGGGATTCTCAAATAATTTATATTTCATATTCACAAGTTAATTCTCCAATGAGAATATCTTATGTTGAAAGATTAATAAGATCTTTTAATCTATTAAGAATAATGGAACACAGTAGAATTATCTGGGCAGTATCTAATGCTTCATTTAAAACACAATTTACAATACCCGTTGGTGGTAAATCAAAAACCAGAGCAAAACAATCTCTAGCAACATTAATGAATTCATATCGTGAGGTTGTAGACTTTAACTTTGAGAGTGGTGAGATTCAAACAAATGGTAAACCAATGATGCCGTTTAATAAAGAATACTGGTTACCTTCTAAAGATGGCGATGCTCCAGAAATTCAAACAATAGGTGGGGATGGTCCTGATTTAGGTGATACTGAATCTTTAAAATATTTCTCTGATAAATTACAATTAGCTTCTAAGATACCATTTTCTAGGTTTGATAGAGAAGGTGGTAATACTTATGATATGGAAGCAAGTGGTATGCTAAGAGATGAAATTAAGTTTGGAAGGTTTATTTCAAGATTAAGATCAATATGGCAAGAAATATTAGTTAAGCCAATGTATCTACAAATGTGTCTTAATCATCCTGAATTAAAAAATGATATTGCATTTAAAGCCGGTTTAGGATTAAACTTTATGAAAGATAATGTATTTGAAGAAATGAAAGAAATGGAGTTACAGACAAAGCGTGTTGATTTTATTGGTAATATGAAAACTCAATTAAGTACAATGACTGCTGAAATGGAAGAAATACCATATTTTGATTTAGGATTCTTAATTAAGAGATATGGTGGATTTACACGCGATGATATTAAAGCAAACGCTCGTGCTAAAGAACGTACTGACTTAGAAGCAGAGGGATATAAAAACGAAGATATTGAAAAGATCTTATTAGGCGCTAATCCTAAAGATTTTAAGCCAGAGAAGAAAGATGATGGTATAGATGATGACCCATTAGCTGGAATCTAAAAACTAATAAGAGTTATAATATATAAAACAAATAATAACTAGAAAGATGTCAAATAAGAAACTTTTAATTCTAGAAAGATCTAAGTCTAATTTAAGTATGACAAAGGATGCCGATGGCTCTGTTGTTCTTGAAGGTGTATTTACTGAGATCGGAGTAAAGAATAAAAACAATAGAATTTATGAAGAAGCTGAAGTTCTTCCTCATATTAATGAACTAAAAGAAAAAGTTAAAACAAATAAACTTTTAGGTGAATTAGATCACCCTAAAGATTTTGACATTAGCCTATCAAATGTATCTCACGTTATCGAAGATTTAGAATACGATAAAGATAAGAAACAAGTTCTAGGAAGAATAAGATTATTAAATACTTCAAAAGGTAAAGAAGCTCAAGCATTAATAGAAGATGGTATTCCATTACATATTTCTAGTAGAGCAGCTGGAACAGTTGATGAAGCTGGAAAGGTTAAAATTAAAAAATTCTTTACGTATGATTTAGTTGCAGATCCTGGATTTGAAAATGCTGAATTATCAAAGGTAAACGAATCTTATGGATTCGGTGATACTGAAGGTTTATACATTTATGAAATGGAAGATACTAAAGAAGAAATAAATAAAACAAATAAAACAGATCTAACAATGGAAAATACATCCGGAAATTTTGTAACTGTTGAGGATTTCAATAAGTACACTGAATATGTAAAAGATACTTTAGACAGTGTTAAGGAATCTGCTAACTCAAACAGTGATGAACTATTACAAAAACTAGTTACATATACTGAGCATATTGCAGAGAAAGTAAATCAGGTAACTGATTATACTGAATACTTATCAGAAAATCTTGACAAGAGTATATCTCACTCTGACTACTTAGCAGAGAATATAGATAAAATTAAAAATTACGCTTCTTATTTAGGAGAAGAACTAGATAGTTCTATTCAATATACTGAGCATGTTGCTGAACAAGCAGACAAAGGAATTGAGTATTCTAATTATTTAGGAGAAAAACTAGAAAAAGGAATTGACTATTCAGAATATGTTGCTGAAACTGTTGATAAGAATATTGCTTATTCAGAATATCTTGGTGAAAATTTAACTAAGTCTATTAAATATTCGGAGTATATTGCTGAAAATGCAAATACTGTTGAAGGAACATCAATTAATGAATCTGCTGTTAATGAATATGGCAAAATGAAAGAAGGATATACTCCAACTATGGAAGAAGTTTCTAAATGTATGGGAGAAGGTATGAAATACGAACAAGTATGCGAACAATATCCTGATGCTGACAAAGGCGCAATAAAGGAAATGTGCGATAAGTGTATGCAAGAAGAAAAGAAATCTTACAAAGATACTATTAGTGAAAAATTAGAAAGTTTAATTTCTAAGGCTGAAGCTAAGAATGTTTCTGAAATGCACTTTATGAATTTCTTATCAGAATCTAAAAAGAATCAATTTGATTCTTTGGCTGATGACAAAAAAGTTCTATTAGTTGAATCAATGAATTCAAATCAAATCATGTCAACTGTGCAAGCAGAGAATGTTTGGGATTCATGTTTTATAACTGAAAGAAAGGCAATTAACTTTATTAATGATATGCCATCAAAGTATTCTGATAAATGGAATGCTCTTTCTGAAAATAGAAAAGAACAAATCATATCAGAATCTAAATTCCATTCGTTAAGTACTCCTTATGCCATTAATAACTTTTGGCAAACAAGAGATCTTAGAGATACTCAAATGAATTTAGAAACTCTGAACGAAAGTAAAACTGCTGCTGAGGCTGCTCAAACTAAAACTGAGCCATTATTAAATGAAAGCTATTCAGCAGATTTAATTCAAAAAATGAAATTCAGATTAAATAGATAATCATTTAATCTAAACAATATAATCGAATAGTCAAGAAGAAAAGGACTCAGGCGATTAGAAACGGAATATTAATAGTATTCCACAAAATGCGAAAAATAATTTTAAATAATGTACGCAAATCAATTAATCAACGAGGCTGAGGTTCAAAAGACTTGGGGACCTGTTATTGAGGAAAGTACTGGAATTACTGAAAAGTCTAAGTTATCTTGGATGTCTAAGTACTGCCATTACCATAACCTTAATGAGAGTGTTTACAATACTGTACACCTTAACCCGAACATGAATGTTCAAAGTATGGGGAACGTAACATTGCCAGGAAACCCTGGATCAATGAATGCTTTCCCAGCACAAGCTGCTGGATCTGGTGACAGACCTTTTTCTTTGCTACCACTTGCAATGCAAGTAGCTGCTCAGACTGTAGGTTTAGACTTAGTACCTGTAGTACCAATGCAAGGCCCAATGGGAGTTTTAACTTACCTAGACTTTGTATATGGTGGAGGTAGAGGATCAGGAGCTCCATTAAACGGCGCTTTAGATACAACTGCTTCTCCATTACTAATCAAATTCAACGTTGCTACTTATCTTGTAGCAAATGGTGGTGCTGCTACTACGTTTGTTGTAAATGATGTAGTATATGCTGATGGAGCTAATTCATCAACTGCTGCAACTTCTCCAATTGCTGCTGATTTAAAAGCTGCTAACTACGAATTAACTTTTGTAGGTAACTCAAGAATAGATGGTTTTCCAATATTCAGAGTAAGAGCTAATAATTCTGCAATTATTACTAACCCTGCAGCTGGAGGATCAACATTAGTAGGTTTCCCATCATATAACGGTGGATTTACTTATGCACAAGGTGCTGAAACTGCTAGTTCAACTATATACAATTCTATCGTAGGTGGTGGAGCTTTATATGGTGCTGTAAGAGCTGCTGCTCCTGCTGTAAGAGCTGGATCATCTGTAGTATTAGGTAATGCAGCAATGTTACAAGTTGGAACAATCGCTGCTGTATCTGGATTAGGATTAGTAAAAGCTTTAGAAGACCATATTACTGGTTTCTCAGGTAATGCTTTCCAACCTGCAAACGACCCTGCTACAGGATCGCCTGCATTTGCTAACCAGAATATTAACGGTGTAGATCCTTACCAAAGAGGTGTAGGTGAATCAACTGTTGATAATGTTATGGGACTAAGTTTATTCAACAAGTCTATAGCTGCTGAAACTTTCCAAGTTGCTGCTGCTGTAACTAGAGAACAAGTTCAAGATCTGAAGCAATTCGGAATTGACGCTGTTGCTCAAGTTGAAGCTGTATTGGTAAATGAGTTAACTCAATCTATCAACAAATACATCTTAGACAGAATCTTTAGAAATGGTGTAACTAACGCTGCTAACGTGCAAGCTGTAAATGGTACTAGTTTATCAGAACAGTTTAACGCTGCTGGAGCTGTAGCTGGTGCTGCAATTCCTTTAGGACCTAACAATACTGCTAACGCTATTGTTAATACTGTAGCTCCATTCCCAGTACAGACTAACGTACTAGGTGGTGGAAATACTCAAGGAACACTACAACGTAGAGTTTATACTAAAATTCTTGCTGCAAGTAACTTAATTGCTACTAGAGGAAGAAGAGGACCTGCAACGTTTGCAGTAACAGGTGGAGAAATGGCAACTGCTCTTCAATCTGTAGCTGGATTTATTGCATATCCGTTATCTAATACAGTTAACCAAGCTGGTGGATCT